ACACAGTGAATTGATGTCGCGCTACGCACCAAATAATCAATCCGATCCACAGCCGCAGCAGTGGTGCTTAACGTTGGTGCGGTGCCGCCAGTGAAGTCGTAATAGCTGCCATACGCCAAAGTGCGACTGCCCGTACCGTCCTGAACAATAAAGATTGATCCGCTTTGGCCAGCAACAATATTGGTCGGGTTAGCAAGCGTTCTATTGCCAGCCAATGTCACCGTAAAATTATTTGACGCCGCTAAATCAACGCTGATACTGGCAGCATCGGTCAGCGTTGTAATCTCACCGCGTTGACCAGCCGTAAAGGTTTGGGCTGCCGCTAACGTTGCCGCTCCAGTTAACTGAGTGCTAACAAGCGCAGCGCCTTCTTTCACATACAACTTGTCCTGATCTGTTGCGTAAACAACCTCGCCCTCTTGCAGGTCCGAAAGACTGCTGTTTAAGTTGCTGTAGGTGCCCCTGGCTAGCCGGACAGGCGTTCTAGTTGCTGGTGTTGGCATTAGTCGAACGAGCCCCCGTTAATAGCCGTTGAAGTTGTAGCGATTGAACTTCCATTAGCGAAGTTCCCTCCGTCCACAATAACGACACCTGAGGCATCAGCCCAACTAATTGCCCCTGATGCTCCACCACTTGTCAAGACCTGACCGCTTGCGCCGTAATTCGCTCCAGCAATGCCAACTTGACCCGCAGGGCCGATGCGAAGCCGTTCAGCATTTTCAGTCGTAACAACAAAACGGCCATCGCTGCCAGTGTCTATAACTTCGGCCTTGCTATCGCCTTCTGATATTGAATCACTAGAAAAGCTGTAAGCAAGCGAACTCCAAGCAGTAGAACCATCGCCAACTTTCCATTTCCCAGTGTCTGACTCATATCCCAGCTCACCACTTAAAAGCGTTGGGTTTGCGCTGGCCCAGTTTGCAGCGGTATCCCGCCGCTGCTGCATCTGAACTCGAACGTTTGTAGCAGTCATAATGAAGCGCCCCCGGCATTCAGTATAAAGCTGGTAGCAACAGCAGGATCAGCGTCATCGGCATCCAAGATGAAAGGCGCAGTACCTGAAAAAACATAACTATCAAAAGCAGCCAAACTGCCCAGCTGAGCAGGCTCGCCAACCAAAATGAACTGGATTAGGACTCCTTCAATTGCGCGTATAGAAATAGTGACGTTATACCGCTGAAAGCCAATATGCTCTTCAGTTGGAGTTGTTGTATATCGATAAATGCTTGTGGAATTAATTGCATTGACGCCGCCAACTACCGCAGTTGGAACAGAAAATTCTCCCGCCGTACCGCTGTTGTCTGAATAGTGAGTACGCAGTAGCTCAATCGAGGTTTGGTCGAGCGCTTGATATTTAAGGCTGAAAGTTTGGCCATTTATATAGTCTGTATGCCTAAAACGTATCGGGCCTATGCCGAAAGCGGAATATTCACTAATCTGCGGCGTACCAAAATCAAAGTCAATTGAGTTTGGTATAAGAGTTGGGAAAATGCTCATGTCAAATATTGTATGGAGCCACTAGCAGTAATTCTACTGACACTCTGATAACACCTGGATCGTAAACAACCGTAGGGGCCTTTGCATAAATCCATTGATACCCTGTCGGGAAAGTCAAGCCGGAATCCTGCAAGACAGAAGTAGGCAAATCAAATGGCTGAAAACGATTTTGAATTGCATAATGCGAAAAAATCTGATTCTGTTGAGATGTTGATCCACTAGTAAATGTAAATCTTAGTTTGTAATCAATAGCAGCATTTGTTCGACGAACAGTGACCTCTTCCCCCGAAAGTGTCTTAGAACGACGTACCGCAAACGAACCAGGCGTGTAGCTTCTGCTTTGCGGCGATAGCGAAGGAAAATCAGCCATGATTAATTACCACTTTCAACATAGGGATCACCATTGTCATCGGTCCCCAGCCATTCAGCCAATACAGTTGATCCGTCATTGCTAAATTCCCATTTACCTTGGACATTAATGGTTCTTAGTGGTGAGTTTATGATATTATTTGGATACAAGAAAGCAAAAAATTCAGGCGTGTTAGAGAGATCTTGGAATGGGTTAGGAGGACTCATACCGTAACCGCTGCCTCCTATGTCTCCCATATATACTCCCGTGCTCCCAGAGCCTGTGAATCTGCGAGCACTAGCACTCACGTGAGCACGCCAAGGTACGCCGCTAAGAGCAGGATTCCCTACGTATTGCTCTGTGACTGGATCGTAATAATTTACCATCGGACTCCACTTAAGAAAGTTTCCATTACTGGTATAAGGATTTGGCAAATATGGATCTATAGGCACAACGTTATAGATATAACCTCCAATACCGCTCCATGCCGTTCCAACAGTCATATAAGGATCTACCGTTGTGCCGTCATAAGCTTTCCACGATGTAGTTATAGCTTGTGTTACAAGGTCGCCCGATGGGAATGCGTATGTCAGCATCGTTCCAACAAAACGCACATAACCATATTGACTTGGATTAGGGATTACAACCGGAGTCTCGCCAAGTGGGACTGGAGTGCCATAACCAGTATCAGTTGAAGGGTCTGGACACTCGCCCTCCACTACAATCGCATAATTAATGTCTGCAGTTGTAATAAAAGAACTAAACTTGCCAGCTATAGGTTCTGTTTTGCATTCGCGTAACGTTTTAACGCCTGTCGCTTTGTCTAATCTGTAGTAACAGACGCGCCCATTAGGGCAAGCTAAGGCAGTGGTTGAAACTTCTACCGCATTTCCAGGAGTGGAGGAACTACCTCCATACCCTGTATTAGAACCTGTAGTTGCGGCTGTTTCCGCTATAGGCTGATCAATTGGATCTGCTGGGTTAGAGATAATGTTTGGATACAGTGAGTCTTGATCATTTGTTCCTGGAGTGGGAATACTGCTTTCTGTGTCACTAGGCGATGGAGGATTACCCTGCGTCGATGTAGTCGTTCCAACAACGGTTGTGCTTGTTGCACTGTTGGTGTCGCAGTCGTGCGTACTCCGTCCCACGTTAATAACGTTGCCCGCCCCAACAGCATCGTTAACAGCTTTAGCCACAATGCTTCGGCCTTGGTTGTCTATCGGGAAATGCGTCAAGTCATACTTGATCAAACTGCCAAAAGTTTTTTCAATTCTGGCAATCTCATATACCTTGTCGTGATGCTGAATTTCCCCTTCTGAAGTTTCTCGCTGCAAACGTACGCGAACAATGTCTCCTACCTCAAGCGTACTGTTGTAGTTTCTTTCACGAACTTTTAAACGCAGATGATGCGTAACGTGTTTGCGCGTAGCAAGCTTATATGTTGCAGCCTTGATAGCGTGATTCTCTGTTACGCAGTAACCGCTTAAATCCATCGACACAAATGGACCAGATGCTGCTTCACCCTGATACCGAACATTTATTGTCCGTACCAAACCAAAATCAGCCTCGGGCTGCTGCCGCCATTGCGCTACGACGCAGACAGGCTCCCTATCCTCCAAACTAACAAAATCAATCTCGAAACCATCACCAAGAACATGATCCTCCGTAAAAATAAATTCTGGCGTGATCGTTGTTGTTTTAATTGTATAGTTTGTGTTGTACGGTAAACGCGGTCTTAGCCCAAACTTGCCATTAGTATTTGTCAAACGCAGCAGAAAATTGTACGAAGTTTTTTGCAACCAATCAGATAGGTTTTCGCTTTTGGCTAGAACGCCATTAAACAAGAAGTTATTAGCGTCAGTAAAATTGGCCGCAATACTAAGCGATGAGTCATCAATTAAATCGCTCGGCAACCTTCCGCTTTGCAGCATCAAATATTTTGCTAAATCGACAAAATTGTCAGATGAACCCAATGTGCTATCAACTATTCTTGTGACTTGAAGACCTTCTCTTACAAAAGCACTAATCTGTTTATTCCAATCTGTGCTTCCAGCTAAAGTTATTTCGAAGCTTAATGTCGTTAAGCCACTGTAACTTCCAGACGTCCCACAAAATGTAGGCATCTTGTGTTCTTGGTAGTTGAGAAAAATGACCACTATGTCCCCCGCCGCATTTATAGTGGTCTTCCTGTAAAGACTGTTGCCGAGCCTATACACTTTGTCTGTGATTAAGTTGGACGGTAACGGGTAAAACCCGCCTGAATCTTGAGGGATAGTTGCTTCTATGTAATCATCAATTGTGTTGCTAGGCGACCAATTGCCTGCACGCGCATCATACCCTTGATTGTACGTTCCACGGCGGCAATTTCCGTAGAACATATCTCTAATTTGAATTGTACCAATTTGACCTTGGCTAACAACAAGCAGCAGCTTTACGTAGATTTCTTCTGTCAATGACGAGCTAGTCCACGTCCCATTAACTTTTAATTTATTAGTGACTACATCATTAGAAAAAGCGCCTTCACTTGCTTTTGGAGCGATCATTGCTCCGCCTGTTTCCACTGAATTAATGGTTTTACGACGGCAAAAAACAATTGGGATGGGTTCGCCTGTCTTTAAAATTGCTTGAGGCCCTGAAATATCTGGATTACCCTCTGCAGCTTGCGCCTGCAGCTCGGATACAGACAAGCCAGTCTGCGCTGACAGTAAAAATAGAGGTTCGGTAAATTCGAGAGTCATATCTGGATAGGGACTCCAACTAAAGCGTTAGTTGCGGTAAGTGGCGGGATCTGCGCTCCAATAGGCGCAAGCGTTGAACCAAGCTCTACTCTAAGCGCAGTAAACGAACCATTCATCCTAGACACATACCCCACAAAGCTTGCAATCAAAATTTGTGCTGATTGAGGGCTGGCAACACCTAGCCGAGTGTCAAACTCGTAAACGTTTAATTCGCACAAATATTTCAATCTTGACGCATCTTGAAATGCGTTGACGGCCAAGGAAGTCGCGGGAAACTTTACTTGTATTGATCGCCCTCCTAAAGCAGAAGTCTCTGTAATACCGTCACAAGTAAAAGGGAAAAAGCTGTATGACTTAGAAGATACAGTGACGTTCTGATTTACATAGAAGTTCTGCCACAGCTGGTAGTCCGCTCCACCTGGAGCGTGGACCCTTAAATACTGAGCTTGGCCTCTAAAACTCATTATGAGATCCCCTGGAACTGACGTGAGCCATAACTCCGACCACCACGTGCAAGAGATTCCGTCAATTCTCGCATCCCTTCTTCAAATTGACCCATTGTTAGGTATGTCTGGTTATCTTGCTGCATCACAGGCCCAGTCTGGATATTGATTGACCCGGTATAACCACCCTCGGCATAACGAGGAATCGCACCCGCTCCACGAGCACCCATCAGATAATTAGTTGCGAATGCAGCTGCTTTCTTTTCTGGAACAACGTACTCAGGGCCTTTTTCCCCGATCATTGCAAGCCCCGCCTTAGTGGCAGCTGATCCCGCTCTAGTGGAAACTGATCCCATCTGAGCTGCGCCAATAGATGATGATGCCTTTTGTGCGATTCGCTCGTCTCTAGCAATCCTTGCGTCCTTATTAGCCTGCGCCTTGTCCAAGGCATTAATAAGATCTAAAGGGTTTTTATAGCCAAACGCGGGAGCCCTTCGCAAGACTTCTTCATGGACATCAGCGTCGATACGCCTTGAAGTTGACATTGTTTGAGTCGAACTCATCGCATCAGAACCTGATCCAGAGCTTGTGGCACTAGCTGCAGCTTTTGCACTTCTCGCGATTGCTGCTGCATGAACAGCTCGTCTTGCATCTACCCGCTCCGCTTCAATTGACTCCAACTTGCCGTCACGTAAATGCTTAGCACTTTGTAGTTGATACTTAGCGATTTCTTTTGCAGAAGCTAAGCTCTTGTCTGCACTTATCGTCATCTGCTTTGCGATCTCTGCCGAAATCTTTGCTTGCTGATTAATTCGAGCCAGGCTTTCCAGCTTCTTCTGTGTATCCTCAATCTCCTCCGCTTGCAGTCGTAATAACTCAATCTGAAGATCAATTTTCTGAACCTGGAACCTTACGGCCTGCCGCTCCAGTTCAGCCTTAGTAACCATCTGTTTGATGGATTGCCCTGCAACTTTGAATTCAATTTCTGCCTGTTTCTTTCTGTTTTTAGCAATTTTGTCAATTATGTCGCGTTGCTTGTTGTAAAAACCGTCAATGCGTTGAAGATTTGCAAGCTGACGTTGCAGCCTGGACTCTTCAAGCTTTAATGCACTTAACTCAGCCTCGTTTCGAGCTTGCGTTACCGCAAATACGCTTTGAGCAGCTTGGGCCTGCAGGTTAAAGATTTGGATCTGGCCATCTAAAAGAGTTGTTTGCGCTTGAATCGCTCCTTGAGCTATTTTGTGCTGTTGAATCTTTTCCTTTAACTGTTCTTTTGCTATTTTTTCAATCTCTCTTTGACGATCAAGTTCTATACTTTGTTTTTTAAGCTCGAGTGTTCTATTAATCGCTTGTTGTTCTAGCTTGGCGTTATCTTCAATCTTCATTTTAGAGTACGCAAGATCTATTTGACCATTTCTGTCAGTAACATGACCATACTCTTGATTAAGCGCCAATATCTCGCCTTGAGTCTTGACAGAAAGCTTCTCTGAATCCTTTCTGTGGTCAATCTCTGCGTTTATTAATTTTTCAGCGGCAGTTCTGCCTCCGGTTCGGTCTTTTTCAATATCAAAAAGTTTTTTGTTCTGAGCGTATTCACGGTCTAATCCTTCTGTTTTCTTTGCCAGCGCGGCCAAGCTTTTTTCTTCCTCTTCGACGATGCCTTTAGTCGCATTTCCAATTGCATCAAGTATTGGCTTCATTCCGGGTATCAAATTTATCAATTCAACTGCCCTTTTAAGCACGATTCCTATTCCACTAGCAATAAGGTTTACGAACTTAAATGCTTCTGCTACCCCCTTAAGGATAAGGGTTAAAGCGGTTAAAAACGGAGTGGCCAAAATACTAACCAGCCCGGAAACCGTTCCAACAACTTCATCCCATACGTTTGACAGTAAATTTAAATTGTTAGTAATGTCGCCAACAGCTTCCGGCAAAACGCCAGTTTGCTTAAAAGTCTCATTTGCTGCAACAGAGACTGCCGCTTGAGCGTTGCCTGCTTCAACCAATTGCCGCACTAAAGTTCTTGCTTCTTCAGTCACCGTGATGAAACTGCTCGCCAAGGCGTCCATGCTTAGCGAGTTAATTGCATTACCTACATCCTTAAAACGAGTAATAAGCTCTTCGGCCTTGCCTATAATTGCTGATAATCCAATCTGAAGGCCCATCGCGGCCTGTCCCGCCAAGCCAAACGCTCCAGCTAACGCAGTGCCGAGGCCGCCACCAATAACTTGTCCCGCCCCACCGCCAAACAACAGCGGGAATCCTGTGCCAAGGCCAAATTCACCAGCTGTCTGTAATGCACCAGATTTAGAGCCTTTGCCCGAACCTCCAGAGCCACGTCCAGCAGCTGCAAGCTTTTGCCGCTTGCGTAATATACTTTGCTTGACTTTTTCTTGGCGAATTATCTCATTGTTTTTGGCAATCTCCTCCGCTTTTATATTTAGAATTCGGTTGTTGTCTGCGACAGCTGCGGCATCTAAGCCTCTTGATTTTTGCTGCAAGCCTATTAAAGCTCTTTCGAGCTGCAACTCGCCTTTTTTTATTTCTAATATTCGCTTTATTCGTCCTTCAACAGCTGACGACTGACCACCAAGAATTGAAGAAGCCGGGCCAGGGCCTATTGGTCCAGCAAATTGGGTTGTTCCACGAGCCTGACCTGGCCTTAAATATTGACCAGCCATGCTGCCTGATTGTCGCGGTCCAGCAGCAGCAGCGTTGTACTTTTTCAGTTCTTGAGTAGCTAGTCCTCTTTTTGCAATTTCTTGGTCAATCAGTCTGTTTTGGCGTACTTGAGCTGCATTCGCCGCGCCAACAGCTGTCACATAATCCCTAATCGCATCAGTTTCGTCCTGAGTGTTTATTCTTGCTTTTCGTAAGGTATCTGAAGCTACTCTGACAGCGTCAGAATATCTTTTTACGGACTGTATGCCTTTGCTAAAGGCATTCTCAATTCCATCAACTTTCTGGTTTAAACTGGTTACTTGTTTTCTTAGCTTATCTAGTTCAGCAACGCCCTTTACGCCAATCTGGATCTCGGTCTTATAAGCCACGAAGGTCCACTACGACAATATCCCCATATTAACGGACTCGACGCTTCGCGTCCTGATACGCCTTCTCCTCTTGCTCCGCTCGATACGTGAAATATGCGTGCCAGCCAAACATCTCTTCTTGCCCCATTCGAGCGCGAAGCTCACCAAGCGTCATCTTCAGCTCTGCCGCTAGAAAGAACTGAAATTGCAGAGAAGGATCCTTCTTGATCTCACTCTGCAGTGCTTTTCATGTCGCTTTCGGTGTCCTCGTTATCGTCCGAAAGAACAGCAAGCATCAAAACTTGCAGATCCTTGTCCTTGACCTCGTTCTTCAGGACATCGATTTCGCCAAACTTAAATAAAGGCTGACCAGTCTCATCCTTAGCTTTATTGATCAGCAGCTGGAGCGCAAAAGCTGTTGCGTCATCAGACTTTGCTTGCTTCTGAGCACGCTCACGCTCTGCCATCGTCAGCGGTGCTACCCACATTTCAAATACTGAACCATCTGAAAGTTCAACTTCCTTTTTGGCAGGTTCTAAATTCGCGGCTTTGCGTAAACGATCAATTGCGCGAAGAGCTGCAGCCATTTCAATGATTGTTTTATAGCTTTAGTGTAGCAGTTGAAAACAACAAATAAAAAACCCCGGCGAACCGGGGCGTTATATTCTCCGAATAATCGACTATCAGGACTTGCTGAGGTCGAAGGTAGGAGCAGCGCTAGGACGGAAAGCGATTTCCACGCTTTGTCCATCGTCTGGGTTCACGTTCAAGCTGGCCGAAGTCAAGATGACTGGAACTTCAATTGAACGACTTGTTGTATCGTCTGGCGTTCCAGAAGACAAAATGCGGTCGATGTAAAGCTTCATCGTCGCACCGTTCTGCTCACGCTTGATCACGTCTTCAATTAGACGGCTGGATAGCGTGGTGTCATCGTCGGTCGTGTAAACCGTGGCGGAACCCGATCCATCAGCAAATCCAGGGATATAAGCCCGGAAAGGTGCCGTGCCAGAAACCGTTTGACCAATAGTGGTTACATCGATCTCAGCACGAGTGATTTCAAAGCTCCACTCTCGGACCTGACCGACTGACTCTGCAGCTGTGTAGGTGATACTTGCTGTCCCACTTCCAAACGCTGTTGGTGCGGCAGAAGCTGACTCAGCAGAGCCGCCTACACTGGAACTAACAGTCATGACGCCAGTGGCTTCCACGTAGGTCAGGACAAAATAGTTGCCTGCAGCAATTGCTCCAGTGACACCCGCGCCAGATGGGTATGCAAGAGTTACTGGATCGTTGACTTTGAAGCCCAGGAAAGTACCGACGGTGATGTCACTACCACTGGCAGGAAAAGCACCAACTGCCAACGTGGTAACTGATGTACCGGCTGGCTTGTAATACAGGGCGCCGGAGGTGCCCGAAAGGACGGTGGCCATAGGGAAAACCTATTTGTTTTGGGTGTACGCGGGCACAGCCCGGCTCTTTACAGTTTAGCTCAAGCCTTCAATTAAGAAATCACCTGAGCTACAAAGCTGGTGTCAATTCTAGATATAAAAAATGGTGTAAGTGCTAACCGAGATTCAGTAGCGCCCGTCTCAGTGCCAAAACTTGGGCCATTTAACGCTCCAATACGCACGTAAATACCACTGCTCGCCTTGGCTTGATCACTCAGTGCCTGCAAAGTTGTGACTGCTGTATTGATCAATGTTTGGTTGCGAGCTGGGCCTTTTCCTTTTTCTGTGTACGCACGAATGACAATGGTGCCCCTGATGTAATCGCTTTGTGTCGTCAGCGTTGTTTCGGTCGTCAGGCCAAACTGCAAGTTGACAAGAATAAATTCAGTTTCAGCGTCTGAAACTGTATTAAAGGTGTTGTCGAAATAAACAGGGACAGCAGGGCTTAGTGCGCCGTATGCCGCATAGAGGTCTGATTCAAATTCAGCTCGAATGCCTTGATAATTCATCGTCTAAATCCTTTAAAACCTCGGCTATAAGCGCGTTTTACTGCCTCATCAGCCTTACCGCTACCTTGGTAATGGGAAAACCAGTCCAGTGGTGCGCTGCTGGAGTTACCAGCTCCTGATCCAGTAGGCCCAGCGGCAGAAAGATTTCCTCTCTCACCACCAACGGGTCTAACACCATATTTACGACCAAACTTAGTCCCAGCCCCAGCCTTCATGGCGGGAAGCTTGCCTGGAACGTATGGCGCCAGATCAGTCGCCTGGTCGGCATAACTCGCGGAATTGCCCACCGTAAATAGCCTTTTCGCTCCAGAACCTCCAAACACCCTATTAAAAAGTGCTGTTGCAGACTGGATTCCACTGATTTTCGGTGCTTGAACAGGCATCGCTTGACCAGGAGTACCTTGGCCACCTGCTTTTGTACCGTCTGGTGTCTCGATATACCAAGAGTTTCTGAATTTTCCGGTCCATGCAGGACTTAAATCTTGCAAGTCTTTGACGATTTCTTCCGCAGCTCTAGCACGACCATTAAAAGTTAAATTAACCGCTAATCGATCAAGATCTTGAAGCAATTCCTTCAGGTCGTTCTTAGCCATTACTGCGGCCTCAAAATTAAGTTGTGCATAATCGCATCGTCCCCACGGTAAGATTCCACGTCAACAATTCGACCTTCACGTGTTGACCCGGCTTCCGTATAACGCACTCGGTCACGAACGTTTGGATAATAATTACCTAGCTCGTCATTGCCAATGATGACCTTAATATCGTTTGTTTGATAGTTACCATTAAGCTCTTTTGGATTCAACTTCAAGATCACGCCCTTCAGTGCAACACTGGTTTCTGTCCCGCTAATTGTTCCAGTTGCTGGGTCATAAACCTCAGACGTTGCAGCTTTTACATAGGTCATGTCTAAACCCCACTGGTTTAACAGTGTTGTCGGTATCTGGCCAAAAACATCATCGATAAGTGCCATCTCAACCCCTCACCATACGAATTTGATAAGCGCCAGAGCCTCCAAGACAATAAGCACCAAGATAAGACTGCAGCCAAGGGTAAACGTCGAATACGTTATTGATAGTTCCAACAGCTTGGCTAGAAGTGTTGTACTTGACCTTGAGGTCTCCGAGTTCGACTTCTTCGTATAACCCCGTATCGCCGGTATTCCCTGTAATCGAGTCCGTGTCATTTGCTAATGCACGCGCCAGTTCATAAGTAGCGTACTTAATGTCTGCAGGGATAGCACCGCAAGTTAACTCAACTCGATCAACATGATAATTATTGCGAGGCCAGCTCAAAGCTTGGCTTGAATCGCAACGATCACCATAAAAATTCAACGTGTCGATCCAACGTGTCGCTGAGATCAAGGCACGAATTTTTTTATCGTCTTGCTTGTTATCCCACTGCGTTGAGCTTGGGACGGTTTCAAAATACGCATCTGCCTCCGCCAACGTCACAAAGCTGTTGGCTGTTGCGCTTTGGAGTGTGGCGTTAATCGTGGCAGCCATAAGGCAATAATAAGGTGGCCCCACCTAATGGTAGGGCCTTTGCTCTGATCAAGATCAGATGGTGCTGGTATCCAGCGGAGTGTTGACAGTCAACTGAACCATAGGGATCAAGTCGATGTCATAAGTGGCGGCCCACTTGTTAGCGGTAGCCAGGTTGGCGTTGGTGGGGTTGTCACCAGCGTCAGACCACTTAGTTCCCATCACGTGATAGGTGCTGTGATAATCCACAGAAAGCACGTCTTGCTTCGAGAGGACGTTGCGATCAGCTTCAATTCGAAGATCTTGCTGCACACCTTCAAGGATGGTGCCTGACTTAACCAGATAGCAGTAGAACTCTTTCTGGTGGCCAGAAGTGCCAGGAGCAACGGTGTTGACTGCAGAATCAACAACTACGCGCATACCGGCAAACTCACCAACTTCACGAGCGCCAATGCCTACGCCACCACCACCCCAGGTCACTGCGCCAGCAGCGGCGAGTGCTGAAGTAGAGAAGGTCAGCATTCCTACCTGATACAGGTAGTAAGCAACGGAAGGGTGAACAATCAGAGTGTCCAGCTCTTCACCACGCTCTCCAAGCTTGGAGCGGGCTTCTGCCACTGTTGCAG